TGACGGTCTGCGATCCGTTGGGTAATATCTTGCCCGCGTGCCGTAGTATCTTGACCACGTTCCGCGACATCTCTGCTGACATCTTGGCCTCTCTGCGTAACGTCTTGACCGCGCTCTGCAACACCCCTGCTGATATCTTGACCGCGTGCTATAACATCTTGGCCTCTGGCGGTAACATCTTGCCCACGACCCGCGATGAGGCGATTAAGGTCTTGCCCTCGCTCGGCAACATCTTGTGAGATGTCTTGGCCTCGCGCAGTAATATCCTGACCACGACCCGCAATAAGAGAGTTGATATCTTGTCCACGTGCTGTAATGTCCTGACCCCTGCCCGCAACTTCGCGTGACAGGTCTTGCCCACGTGCTGTAACATCTTGACCTCTGCCAGAGATTAAAGCATTGATATCTTGCCCGCGAGCAGACACATTTTGTCCACGACCAGCAACGCCAGCAGCTATGTCTTGTCCTCTCGCCGTAACCTCTTGGCCTCTACCCGTCAATTCCCTGTTAATATCTTGACCACGCTGCGATACGTCTTGACCGCGTGCTGCTACGGCAGCACTCAGGTCATGACCTCTGGAAGCTCCCGCCTGCCCACGTGCAGCAATCAACGCATTGATATCCTGACCGCGTGCGGCAAGGTTTGCACTATCTGTCCGTCCAGATTCTCGTCCGATTAGCTCTTGAGCTGCCTGCTGGAAGCCTGCACGATCACGGCTGACACCCGCTTGTTGTCCACCCAATGCCAGTGCCTGATCGAAGCCACGACTCCTGCGGGCCTCTTGTTGCGCCAGTAATGCAAGACGCTCCCTATCTGCGCCTGCATCGAGTTCGCCCAACACACCTGCTGTATCGCCACCTCTGAGTATCCCTAGACGGTTTAGCTCTTCGACACGTTGCGCCCTGCGAGCATCTTGACCTTGCTCTAGGTCTGCAAGCTCTAATGCCGATGTAGATTGGAAGGGGTTGCCCTGTAACGCATTACGTGCAACCGTTTCTGCATCAGCAAAAATATCAGGTTGCGCCAAGCCACCAAACGCTCCTGCTGTGGATGGCTTGGCTGTGAACTGTCGCGCATTCAGCGTCTCTTGATCGAATGTCGGAAGTGAAGTGGTAGGCTCTGTTAGGTCTGCGGTAACGCGATCTGGTGCCTGTGCTACCGATCCTAACGCTTTAGTTTTTGGCTGTGATCCAAGGGCTGTAAAGTCTTTCTTGTCTAATGCGTCAGGCGCTTCCGTAGGTATTGCGTTTAAAGCTGTAGGCGCTGCCTGTGTTTGAATGCCTGCTGCTGCGGGGTTGAATGTCGGCCCCTGCTTGCTCGGCAATCCGCCGAGAGCAGCCAAATCTGTAACGCCAGTCTGTGAATCGCCTTGCGTAAGACCAACACGATCCCGCACACGACCACTAGCCAGCCTCTCAGAAGGAGACGAACCAGCGACTTGTGGAGGTGGCACGCGCAACGCGGCCTGTTGAGCTGTCTCTCCTTCATTAACTTGCTGACCATGTATCTGTATATCGCCCTGATTTTGGCTTGTATCGCCTTGTGCAAAGCGTATCAGTCGATCAAGGTTGCTACCCTCAAAACTCTGTGGCGAATTGCTCAACTCATCGCCACTGGTAACTGTAGTGGGCTTTCCTAATACAGGTGCATCTTGTCGTACTACATTGGTTGTCTGGGTAGCCCGATTTTCTATTGCTTCTTGGGCAATCTGATTTTGTGTATTATTCAACAAATCGGGCAAAGATGCTTGATTTGTTGCTTGGCTTGCAATAGATTGGTCTGTGCCTATATTTGGGTTCTGTGCCTTGAATATTGCTGCTACCTCTGGTGGCATACCTGCTGTCGGGTCATTGGCAGGCTGTGCTGGTTTTTGTAGAGGCTGTTGTTGTGCTTGTTTGTTTTGATTGGCAGCGAAGATAAGGAAATCATTGAAATCCATCTTGCCATCATTGTTTACATCTCCAATTTCATCAAAACCTGCCTGACCAGATTGTATTCTTGAAATAAGGTCACTAGAAGATTGTTGTATCTGTTGCTCACCCTGTTGAACAGGAGCAGGCTTGCCAGCAGGCTGGCCCTGCGTGATCCCTATATTGGGATTTTGTGCTCTAAATTGCAACGCTATCTCAGGGGGGAGTCCAGCGAGAAAATCGCCTTGCTGCTGTAATTGATAGGATCTAAGTTGAGTATTTGCCATATTAAGACCCGCCTGTCCTCCTCCTAATTCGGCAAGACTCTTTTCAAATTGAGTAAAATCTTTTCCCGACATAAAGGGACGCAACTGAGTCTTCAGATCGTGAATCTGTGCTCCACCTTGGCTTGGCTCAAATACTGGCGCTCCACCGAAAGGAGTTTGCCCAATCTCTCTTTGCTGTGGAGATCCCTGTGCGGCAAGTGTAGAGTCAACAATAAAGTCAGGCATACCGCTAGAACGTAGCCCCTGTCTGATATCGTCATCAGAGAATCCCGATCCCCGCAAAAAGGATAATGACTGCCTGTGATCTTCTCCGCGTTTTTGGGCATCTTGGAAATGCTGTGCAATGCCCAAGTGCTTGTCTAGGAATTGCTGAGGCTGCCCCTGTATTCCTGCTTGCTGCTGTTGTCCTGGGCTATTCGCTACAGGCGCAGTAGATCCTGGCTGTTGAGGAACGCTTCCAGCCGGAGGCAATTGAGACGTGGGAGGGGGCGGTGGAGGCGGTGGAGGCGGTGGAGGCGGAGGCGTGCGTTCTTGCAACACTCCCTTGTTACCTACGGGAGCAGGCTGTGCTCGCTGTGCTGCTACTTGTGGTGACAGCCCTGTATTACCAGAACCGTCAAAGTTTCCTATGCCACCATGCCGGCTGGCAAGATCACCGAAATCATTGTCATTCAATGACCCAAGACGCGAATGGTCAATACTGTTAGCTGTTAATATCTTGCGCCTAATGTCGTCAGTAAAAGCCATTATATTACTCCTGCGCCACGTTTATGAGTCTGTCCTATAGGGCGATAAATCAGTGTCGATTTGCGTATCGAAAACTCTTCAGCAGCAGTACCATTGCGATATTTCACCATTATATGTGGGTCATATCCCAACAGTAAACTGTCTACATTTCCGACAAGATTGTCTTCACTGGCAATAGCACTGCTACCAATAGTGAAGCTTGTTTGTATGGCATCGAAGGTGCCTCCCGTCTCTACTATATCCGTCACTTCTGGAGAAGAGGGCATCGTTGCAGTAAACTCTATGTCGTAGGCACCTACAATATCTAAAGATGTTCTAGCATATAACCATCGGCATTGCTCTGCCTCTCCGTTGGGTGCTCTAGAAGATGTTTCGAACCATGCATCGATAGCATTTGCTGTTGTGCCATCGTTGTCACTAAAAGTTGTTGGCTCATCGTCAAAGATAAAGCCATCACTGATGCCACCAGAATATGGGAGGTCATTTAATATCGCACACGTATTACGGCTTATCCCTGACCATCGGGGATAGAAAATATTCATCCGATAGTTATATACCAAGACATTGTTCATCGTCGTCTGTCCCGTACCGTGAGGAAGGAAGAACCATACCTCATTGCGTGCAGGATAGTCACAAGAAAAAGCGTTTTTAAGGGATGAAGCATTTAGGTCTTCCCAATATCTTTCACCATCCATACGCTGTGATATCTTCTGTGAACTGTTGCCATCAAAAGCATATATCCCATCTGCTCTGACATATACCTGTATTTCTGGTGACCCAGGAGGTGTAATCGTCGATATAGAGAAAGGAGCAATAGTCCCTTTGGCTTGCTTTGGCACCTGTCTGTATGGCGTAGCAGCATTACCAGTAGGCACCAAGAGGTGTATGATGTCGTCACCATGAATCACCAAGAAGTTGCTCATCTTCCGCATACCCGTAACGATGCTGCCCATCTGAAAGAACGATGTCGCGCCCCATGTCTCAATAGCCCCAATGTCAGAGCGATGCACACGGTCTGTGCCGGAGCTTAGATTTGCTGCCCATGCACGATTATCCCAAAACTCCCAATACTTTGCAGTAGTAAATCGTGAACTGACACCTAACGCAGAAATATTCCCTGATGCTGACCACTTGAGAATGATATCATTAGTAACACCATTATGCCCGATCAACGTGCCATTGGCATCTACTAATGACCACTTATTTCCGGCAGTAATAGTCTCACTGTTAGTACGATCTTGAAAGCCCGTTCCCACTCCAGAGGTGTCTTCATAAAAAGCACCACCGGCTATTGCCCATATACGCTTTGTATCGGCATCAAACTTGTGCTGACCAAAAGCATCTATAGTGGGTGTCCCTGAAAAGACCGTGTTGAATGGAGTCGATCCACTTCTCTGGCGTGCCGATCCATCGGGAAATATACGGATATTCTCACCGTCATATATCTCTGTAATGTCTAAGTCGTCACTAGGCTTAGAAGCATTCCACCCATTAATCCAGGGGCCGTAAACATGTTGGTTGCCAACTCTAGGCATTTAAGAAAGACTTCCTTCCGTCACTCTGAATGAAAAGTCGGTGCCTACTTCATCTGCTCGCCACATACGATGACGCTGATCGCCATCTTGTATATCTGCATCTACATCGATGCCGGAGCGCACTGATGCAATGTACAGCTGCATATCTGCTTGCTCACCTTCGATATCTCCAAGCTCACCCTTATACAAAGAAGAGATATAGTAGATCAATGCGTTTTGCGTCCAGGCAGGGAGTGTCGTAACCAGATCAGTAGCATCGTCACTGCTCGTCTTATCAGCAATAAAGGCGTAGTAGCGATATCGTATCGTATCAGATGTCGTATCTGGTGTCGGGTATAAGTCTACTTCCCAAAAGCCCGTTGAAGCGTTGATACCGGAGATGTATGCCAAGGAAGGGGTACCCGTTTCGTCTTCATCTGGATCTACGCGGTCAATAACATCTACGTCTACCATTGTTATCTTGAAGTTGTCGGTGTCGTTACGGAAGGATAGTGGGCGCATAACATCACTTGCCAGGGAATATGTTCGCGTAGAAGCAGTCGTTGTAAATGAACTGTTCTTAAACAACCATGTCCACTGACGCTGTTCACATAGATCGCGTAAGCCCACATTGAAGTAGTCGCGTGCATTGTCAGTAAATTTAGTGGCGCCATCGCTTATACCTACTCTTCGCAAGGCCACACTTAACACCTTCGATAATGTCATGCCAGGGTCACCTTCTTCCACGCAGTGTTGTATACATACAGGTTATTGTTAGAAGAGTCATATACCAGAGCAAGTCGTCCTGCTCTCCCTGTCGGGGTACCTGTCGGAGCCCCCGCACACGAAGGGATGTAGAGAAAACCATCTGTCGCATCTGTAGCTAGAGCAGCAGCACCTACTGGCGATAAGGCAAGGGTGTGTGTTGTTCCTGCTGTAGTGATCTTGATAAGTATATCACCGTCATCCCCAGACCCTGTGCCATCTCCTTGCCATACGGCACTATACCCTTCTGGTGGGTCATCGGGGTCACTGCTCCTCTCCTTCTGTATCACCGTCTGGAAATACATCAGAGAACCGTCACCAGAGAACCCTGTGGCATCTAATATTTCAGTGTTCCTGCTAAAATCATCTGGCATCTATTATCCCCTACATCGTTGCTGTGGCAATCTGCTCTTGAACTTCAGCATCGTTCATATTGTCCCACTTGACCTGCTCACCATCTAACCATTTCTGATGATAAGCGTGAACAGCTTGTGGCCCTAGCTCTACAATGTACTCAGCAGGCACCGGCAAGAAGTCTTCACTGTGCGTTGCACCACCAGTGGCCATTGCCATTGCTCTTACCTCTTCATCGGTAACCTTTTTTCTACGCCTTTTCGGTGCACCAATTGTAGGAGCAAGTCCTACCTCGCGTGCAAACTCAAGCTTTTCTTCTTGCGTTGCATTGTTCAGGGCATTCTTGATATCCGACATACTGATCTTCGCAGCAGGGATTTCAGGCAGTTGTTTAGAACTGATTGTTCCTGGCTCTAGATCTGCTGGCATAGATATTTCGTCAATGTCAGGGACTGCTCCATCTGGTAAACCCGTTGCTACCGTTGCCGATGGGTTAAGTGCTGCTTCAATTGCTTCTATTTCTGCTTCCGTTTTTTCGATATCTATTTTTTTCTTTGCCACGTTATTTTCTCCTGTGAGAATATCGGGAGTGGTCACAATGCCACTCCCGATATTTTTATTATCCAAACATAATTGCAGCAGTGTTTGGCGAACCAGCATCGGCCTCTAGCGCAAAGCCAAAGACAAACTCTTCTTCACCATCTGCCATCGTATCGCACTCACCATTAACGGTGTGTCCGATAACAGGATCAGCAGCAGCTACACCATCATCGGTGCGTACTTCGCCAATCGTTCCAGGCTGACAAATCTGCACCCATGTGTATGGGGCTGCTGAGATGTCTACGGTGCCAAGGGCAATGGCAGCAACTTTAGCTGTCAAGCCAGAACCACCCGTGTAATCAATGGTATAGCTGTTGCCATCAACAGAGGCAGGATATAGGCATTCATTGACTGAACAATCCAAATCTACGATCTGCACGAACTTATACAGTTTGTTATTTACCCACTTCAAGTCTCCATCATCTGCAATACCAAGGCGTTGAGCATCGGTATATACAGCAGTTAATGCTCCACTGTCAATCTGTGCCAATGACATATCAATGTCCTTTCTTAGCTGATTGTGTGACCAACACCCAACCTGCGGGAGTTGTTCGTGGTCATCTGAACACCTGTGACGATATACGCCACTTTTGCGAACTGATTGCTAGGCTCTTTAAAAGGAGTCTTAGCAAAGTTCAAGCTTCGCTCGATCTTCAGGGTGATATACTTGCTGTTCAAGCAGTACAGGAGAGTAGATCCACAATCACGATCATACCATACTTCTGCATTGCGGAACATCAAGTTGTTGCGTGTTTTCTGCGTCCCGATGCCTTTGCCATTGCGCTGTTCAATACGGGCATACCCTGTACCTTCAAGGATATTCTCATATTCACCAAACGTGGTCAGAGGCATTACGATACCGTCAGGTTGCGTATTACCTTCTGAAGAGGCATTATACAATGTTCCGAGATTGATCAGACCATCATAGGAAGGAGCAGTCGCATTGTCGAAGTTGCCAATGCTTTGCGATTGGTTAGCCCACCACGATTCGGCTGAACGGGAGATCCCGCCAACGGTATTGGTGGATGTTGCTGCGATGATATCCTGAAAACCGAGCATGGTTTTGCCGGCAGCAGCAGAAAAGATGGCAGCATTGATGGTATCACGTTGCGTGTTCATCGATTGCTCTGTCTTTGCTACCAACAGTTTTTCGGCATCTTCAGACTTCTTGTTCTCAGTTTCTTCCGTCATCGAAATGGTAATCGGGGTGGAGACATATCTGCGGGGATAAAACGCAGCAGTTATGCCATCAACAGCCGTTGTAGGAACTGTATCATACCCATCAAACCACGTAGATGTATTTGTTGCATATAAGAGATCTTCTTTGATCTCTTTGCCACCGTTTTCAAACTCAACACGGCCAGCACCACGCATCCATGCGAGAGTTGGATACTCGTCAAAGATGTTATCTGTTAGACGCTTGCGATGCGCCCTCATTGTGAGAGTCCACGCAGCATCCCATGTTTCTGTAGTAGATGTTGCAGCCATTATCGACTTCCTTTATAAGAAGCCGAGCTAGATCTTATATATCAAATCCTAGATTCGCCAATCCTGTTCTCAGTTCAGTTTGCGTCAGCCCACCCGTATCATTTCCGTTGCTAGGAGCAGCAGAGGATTGTGTTGGGGCGAGTTGATTTTTGGAGTCATTACGAAAAGCGTTGTTGGCAGCATTGATTTGATCAACAGCTTGTCCCATCTTACCACTTGCCGACTCGTATGCCTCTGTGATGGTATATTGACGATTGGTGACCGGATTGATCTCCCTGATCATCGCAAATATCACATTGCCATATCTGTCAACATCTGCACCGTGTTTAGCCTTTGCTTCATTTGCTTGGTCTAAAAGCACGTTGGTATGCTGTTGCTGATTTGCTTGCTGTATATTCGCGAGGGCTTGTCGCATCTCTGCCATAGCCTCTGGAACACCTTCGTATTGCTTGTTCTCTTCGCGTGCCACTTCTCGTACTGTTTCTAGCGCACTCTTCTGCATTGGAGTGAGATTAGCATATTTGTCTACTTCAGACAGTTGCTGAATCGTCTGTGTTGCTGCATTCGTGGCTAGCTGTTGTGCTTGACTATCACGAAGTGTTTGCAACTCCTGAGTAAGCGTTGATACTTGCCTATCCAGGTCAGACCTCTGAGAGTTAAATGAGCTTTGCACGTTAGAAATCAATCCACGATACTGCTCTGGAACCGTGTTGACATCTACTCTTTGAAAGTCTACGCTCGACAAATCAAAATCATTGTCTTGGGATGCGTCATCAGAGTGTCGTGCACTGTCATCGCCCAAAGTCCCTGAAGGAGTATCATTCGGCAGATCCACTGTCTTTGTAGAAACGTCTTCGAAGAGTCCGTCTCCCATCGACTCAGTAGATTCTGGCGATAAGTCCTCAGAGGGTGTCTGAGTATCTTGTGCCAAGTCTGTATCAGCCATACTTTTTAAAGCCTTTCTTTAAGGGTTACATCTTTGCTTGGTCAACTACTTCTTCGTCACTTCCCCACATACTGCCGTTGTTCGCTACTTTTTCCTGCCGTGATTCTTTGCCTAAGTCGTTTTTGTATCCTTCATGCTTATGCGTTTCGCTTAACCGCATACCCCCCGATTTCCAATCTGCCTCTTGAAGACCGGCCTCACGAAGTTGCCGATCCTTATCTTCTTTGGAGAGATACGTCATCCCTGTTTGGATGTCATAGCGAGGGTATCCCGATGCGGAGTATCCGACTGTATGCTCGGAATAATCCTGCTCCATCGCACCCCCACAGGAGCAAGAGCGCAGATGGGGCAGACTCCCTAGGGAGTAATACGTGTCACGCTCTTTTGCGGAGCAATCATTACATTTCCAGTTATATATCGGCATTATTTAAATCCCAATCCTAACATTTTATCGCGCATTGCCTCTTTGCCACCACCGGCAAGGAACTGGTCACCCGTAACTTCTTCTTGCTTTTTCTTAATAAGATCTTCACCACCGACATGTTGAGAAAAGGCTGATGGCAATATTAGAGATGTGAGAACTTGCAGAAGAGCGTTCTTGTCTTCAGGACTCATAGTGTCTTCAGCAAATCGCTCTACCAGTTCTTGGGAGATCTCAGGCACTTTATTTACGGACGTAGCGTCACGCTCTCCACCGACTACTGCGCCTAATCCCTGTTGAGGGGACTGCCCCTGCGATTGCCTCAGCATTCTTTCCAGATCTTCTACGCCACCAACCATTTCTTCAGGCATATCATCCTCGTTTTTTATTACTGAAGATTTGCTTGAACATTCGCCTGTACCGCATTTGCAGTGTTTTGGGCATTGGCGCGTGTTACGGATACCAGATTTGTCGCATCACTAGCTTCTGATGGCAGCGACTGCCTACCTGCTCCGCCACCTTCTTGGTTGACCATCTCTTGATGTGTCTGAACATGTGCATCGCGTGCTTGGATCGCCAACTGCTGTTGTTGTGGTTGTAGTTGTGCAAACTCTTGCCCCTGTTCTAGCTGTGCGTGGATTTGCATATGTGTTTGGTGGTTCTGCCCTTGCTGTGGAGGTATTTCACCCCCCCTCGTTAAGTATACAACATTCTCCATTTGTGCTAGACCAGAAGCATCTGGAGATATCTCTGGTTGTAACAGCTTGTCGAAGTTGAACTTGCGGAATGCAGGTTTTAGGAGTTTTACCACTTCAGCTTTGTTTGTTGGGAATGGCAAGTTGATCATCCTGTCATACAATGCCAGTGTGTCATTGCGCTCTAAAGACTCATTAAGGACGAGCATACTGCCAGGATCGATCTCTACATCCCACCGTCCCTTGAACCACCACGATTGCATAATCTGATCGATGGCGGGTTCCCCATCCCTTGCGACATTCTGCTTGAACTCCGCAGGGAGAAATCGCCCATCGGAGAACATATTGAACATATTCGTTACGCCCCACCGATATGCATTAGCAACAGGCAATTGCATCCATTCCCTGTTGATCTCTGTACCGGATGCGTGTATTGCTGCTTCTGTTGCAGAGCCTGCATTTGGGGCGTCTACCTGTATGATCTCTGCTTCATATCCTTTGGCATCTCGCTCAAGGTTTATCTGATCAAGCGGAGCAGCACCAAAGTCGATGGGTTGCAATGCTCCCGTTGTGTTGTTTACCCATAACACCTGACCATCATTTGCTTGATCCAGGTCATCGGGGAGGCGTGCATTGCTTTTCTTCTCCGAGATATCACCAAGGATGATGCGCTTGAATCGCTTGAGCAGGTCTTGCCTGCGAGATAGGGAGTTGACAATAAGCTGTTCGACATCTTTCTCATATGCCATCATTGGGGTGCCATAAAACTGATCAGAGATGTCGTAAGAAAGCGTGTAGTAGGGGAACCCACCTTGCACCAAGTAGCTGTTGGTAGGCTCCGATGCTACGGTGACCGGTTCACCGGTAAGGGGATTAACCTGAGTGATAGGATCATGCCGGAGCATCGGATCGGGGATGTCTTCTATGGGTTGTTGGATATCGTTGGCAAATACGATGCGTCTACGGTGCACTCTATCGTGTATCTCGTACAGGAGCACCATCTTTTCCAGGGAGCGTGCTCCCGAAATAGCAGTGTCATTACCTGTCGAGGTATCGCCATGCTCATGGTTGGCATATATGTCCGATATAGAGTTGCCAAATCCATCATTTGCTGTTTTTGATATCGGGACGAGTTGGTTTTTAAACTTGGAGAATCGGGGATCTTTCTTTGCAAACTCTAGTGGGACAAACTGGCGCTCTATAATGTCTAAGCCGGTATAGAAGTTGTGCGGAGCAGTTAGGGGATCTACTAAGATATTCTTTGCGCTTACCCATTGGATATATGGGAAGTCGTCTTGCATATCGTCGCTGGCAACATAAGGGGCAACAGCATCTGCACCAAGGGGATTATAGCCGATTTTCAAGTACGATCGGAAGGTGAACAGCGCCTCAAACATGCATTGGTGCACTTCCCGCTTCATCTGTGTAATACGCATTGCCCTGTTGCCTGTGCGCTCAAGGGTATCTTCAGCATTTACGTTCTGGTCTAAGAGTGGCCCTTCGTCCATATGCACAAAGATGCGAGGGTAGTTATACGCTACAGAGGCAATCAGCTTACGCACTAAGGGATAGAACCGGCTCACCTTTACTACGTGGGCTTTATCCATCCCTGCTACGTGGAAGTCAAGGTTATAGCGTTCAAAGAGCTTGTCCCACTCCAAACGCTTTTCCTGCATCCAAGACTCACGCTGTTGGATTTTCTTGTGCCACTGTTCGATTATCTCGATTTTCACGTTATCTCCACAAACTCGGCATCTTGGATGCCACCAAGAAGGATGATGTTTCCTCTGCTGCGAAATATCTGTGCTTGATCCCTATCGTGCTTGATGAGCTTCTCATGCTCCCGCCTTTTTTGTTCCTTCTGTCTGGCAACAGATTTCTTGATCCATTCAGGCGTACCACTCGTTTTTGATGTGTGTATCTGCATGGCTGTGCTCCCTGTGCTCCCTATGCTCCCTATGCTCCCTATGCTCCCATTACCGACATATTGCCTTTGCGTGCTCCGTCAATGATATTTGCGCCATAGTGGATGTCGTTATTTTCCTTGGTGACCACACCAAACCCTTTACTCCAGGTTGTGTCCAATATACGTCCCATAAGCGATAAAGTGTCAATACAATCGTCATTCTTGCCTAACGGGAAGTGCATCATCTCGCTTACAACATCGTTTGTCCACTGAGCTTTACGAGGAAAAAGTAACTTTCCCATTGCAGTCCGACCACGTATCGATTGTGCGCGTTGTGTCTTGGATTGTATGCTTGGGAGCGAGTTGATATTGCAGTATGCTCCCCGTTCTTTCATGATCTGCCTCAAAAATGGCCCTACGCTTGATTCTATCTGCCCACGCTCACCGACCCACTCTATGGGCTTCCATTCCTTCATCATCGAGATCTGCACTTCAATCCACTCATCACTAGACGCTTGTGCTCTGTAGCAGTCAAGTACGTAGATATTGGCGTTTTGGTCAATCCCAAATACCATGTGTACAGTGAAATCTCCTCCCTTATTTGTGACCGCATAATCAGAGGTGGCATATATCGTGAGTTCGTTGGTGTCTGGTTTTTGGTCATAATACTTTATCCAATCTGCTTTGAAAAAATCACCATCGTCAGGAACAGGGTTTTGCTGGTACATTGCTGCCCAAAAGCGTTGACCGGCTTTTTTGTTGAGCAGATCCCTTGTCTCTTCCAGCACGTTTATGGGATACCACTCCGGCCACAATGCTTCTCCCACTTTCCTTCCCAACACATCGTCATGCTCTGCAATTGCGGGTAAGCGCAAGATATCCCACTGCTGTCCACCTTCTTCCATGTCTTCAAGCAGTCTGCCAGAGAGGTCATCTTCATGCCATCGTGTCATAATAACAACAACGGCACCATTGGGTTGCAATCGTGTATATGCCACTGTAGAGAACCAATCCCACACCTTTTCTCTGATAAGCTCAGAATCTGCTTCTGCTGCATCTCTTACCGGATCATCTATCAACAGCAAATCGGCACCATTCCCTGTTGCTGCTCCTTGCACGCCAACGGCAATATATACCCCTTCTTGGTTGGTGTGCCACATATCTTTGGCTTTAGAATCCACCGAAAGGGACACATCACCAAAAAAGTCACCATATGACGATGCATTTACCGTGTTTCGCACTTTTCTGCTGAACTGCTCAGAGAGGCGGCCAGAATATGATGCCGTGATGATCTGCTTGGTGGGGTTGCGCCCGATGTACCATGCCGGAAAATATATAGATGCCAGAGTGGACTTACCAGAACGGGGTGGCATGAAGATCATCAGTCGCTTTATTTCCCCACGCTCTACAGCCATCAGCTTTTCTGCGATGAGCCTGTGATGTTTGGCACATTCATACCCAGGCATGGCTGCTTCAGTGAAGCTTATGAGATCACCACGCCCTTCTTGCCCACGTATGTGTGCTTTTAGGCGTTCTATCTCACTTTGCAGTTTTCTCATGTCGTCAGGTGTTGCCATCTAAACCTCAAAGGCGTTTTTAAGGGTTATTTTCTAAAAAAGACTTCATTCCCATGTCTAGAGAAAAACTCTGCTACCTTGGTAAGTGAGTCCATTGCAGGATCTGGATGAGAGTTTAGTGAGTTTGGGACAAGAATAGCAGGAACACGATCCATTCCCAGTTCTTCTGCCAGCATCAATCGGTGCGTTCCTTCAATTATTTCTGGCTTACCACTTCGCGTGTTAATATCTATTTCTATTGGCTCTCTGACCCCATTTTCTGCAATATCTTTTTTTAAAGCATCCGTTTGCTCTCTTGTTTTGTTCCATGTACCACCAGGTTGTCCATCTGGAGTGATTTCGCCCGTTAAATCACGTTGGCGAATATTGCCAGGCTCATCAATAACAACCTTTGGGTCACGCATTAACCTTGGAGACACTTCAACCATATGCCCCCCCCCACTCCTTCCAAGGGCATGTCGGTTTTGTGCCAAAAAATCAAACAAACTACCTCCCATCTCTTTTGCTGATGCCACTACAGCTTTAGAGGTAGGCAACAACCTTCTCGCTGCGTTTTTTGCCATTCCCACCGCAGGGTTCACAGTGTCCATCATAGACTGAGCAGGATCGTCACCACCCAAGAACTTTATGAGTTCATCTATGGTGCTATTGCCTGTCTGTCTTTGTCGTGGCGTTATCGGCATTCAGATTTCCCAACTTGTCCCTTAAGCATCACTTTTCTCTCTTAACTTCTCTAATAAGGGCTGTTTATCAAATACATTCCCTACCAACTTCTTCCCTGTCTTTGCCCACGCAAGCTCAAATACTTTAGCTAGAAGCTGAGAAGTAGTAGGCACGCTTTCTTCTAGAACTTCTTTTATCCACCACTCCAGACTCTTGCTGCGCCCAAGACCAACCTCTAACTCGTTCAGCCGGCTCTCTTTTACCAGTTTATATCCGAACATCATCCGACCTCGCGCTTTTTCATCTCTTTAGCTTGATCGGTCAACTGGCTAAGTTCACGCAGAAGACCACTGACATCGACATCTTCCGTTGCCGGCTTTTCCACCGTCTGGTTGATCACATGGCTCGCCTGAAGAGAAGGAAATGCCTTGTCCATAATCAGCTTCATAGCAGCAATCTGATCCCGATATGGCGGAATAGTCCCATCAGCACCAGCATGACCATTGGCGATTTTCACCAAGTTGATAAACCCATCAGTCGCGTCGGCAAAGAACTTCTGCAAGCCCATTACCGAGCCATCAGCTATATAATCATTCAGTTGCCTACGCTTTACCACTGACAAATCCATACTTTTCTCCATTTTAACCCATAATACTACGATATATCATAGAAATCAACAGAAAAAGGAGGTAAAGAAGTGGATTAAACGATGAAGAAATTGCACAGGGATTAAAAATTGGGCAGGTGTGCGATATCGCACAATCTCACAGGTAAGCCCCGAAAACAGAAAAGACTGTCGTTAGGGTGAGCGTCAGCTCGATCTGTCGTATGGGGAAATATCATGTGATCAACCATCTTGTCGTGCCACCAGTCAAATTGCAATGGAGATAATGCGATATAAAGGACTGCGTGATTGGAATACTCCACCATCTTACCCCACATACGCTCATCGAAGGCCTCATCCCACTCCTTAAGCGTATCTATAGCACCTACCTTATGCAACTGATACCTCCACTCAAATGACCACCTATCTTGCTTGACTATTGTTCCCATTATCGTATCCCCCATCTCCTGTGAAGTGGACGATTGCGCCACCAATGATACAATGCCACAAAAAACAACCCAACAAGATACCGGCACTGACAATGCTGCGTAGGAACAGTAAACAACTCCCAGGCAACATGATTCACCTTCGTAATATCTTCCCTGTACACATCAACCTTCTCTAATCGCATTGAAAATCCCCCTATGGACTCTTACTTACATCTCACTCCTCAACGCATAATAATGCCAAAACTTCTTCAAACACTTTTTTTCGCTTTCTCCTCTCTTCCATCATTGCCTCTGCAACGAAATACGCATCTTTTGCTACAACCTTACAGTTCCACATCGATGCCGTAACACTCATCGCCCTTGCTGCAAAGTAATCCAACCTCTCCATATAATCGAACACCTCTTGATCTCGGTCTGCCCTTTCCAGTATAGCATCCCTCTCTTCCACCTTTCTCTCAAGAATCCCATCGTGCGATTGAGAATAAATATCTTTATATGCTTCGCGACCTTCTTGCCCTATCTCATCCATATCCAATCTCCTGTGTTATTTCGCCCCCTGAACCTTCTTCATAAAAGCAATGGCCGTCTCTAGTTTTGCAATAATACACCCTGTTCCCCACGTCTCCCCCCCCCTATTGCCGGACAGTGAACACGCTAAAGCAGGATTGAAGTCATCGCTTATATCTAAACGCCTTTCCTCCGAACAGTAGCGCATTCTCAGTCCACCTGAATTATCCTTCCACCTTCTACTTACCTCCATACTGCCTCCTGTGTTATTTTAATGCACCTTCCTTTAGCAGTAATGCTACTTCAAAAAGAAAGACAGAAAAATCCTATCCTCGGTAGGATTTTTTCTGTCCTCAATGCTTTCATCTTTTCACAATGCAAGGTGCGACTTAAATGTTGTTCTCCCCTTCCCATACCCCTATAGGGGAGGAGAACAAGTAAAACCCCTCCTGAGGGCATCGGATAACTTCTTATGTGATAGATATACTGTATAACGAACCTCCTCCTCCTCCTCTTTCGTCACCTTCGAATATACATCATAATCCGATAACGAAAAATCATCCGGATAGCTCCACTCCGACCACGCATGAGACGCTCGATCATACTCCCTCCACACACCATTGCCTTGCGCCTTTACCATAAACCCACTGCCAGTTCTATCCCAAGACAACACATAAACCCCCATTGGGAAAAAGGTAGAAGTGGCAGAAGGGTCTTGCCTACTACAAATCTACTACCAAAAGTTTAACACTGCCCATTTTTTCCCAAATATAGCAACGTTAACTTGACAAAACGAAAACAAGAACATTTGGAAAACCGAAAACTTTGTGGGGGGTGGGTAATTAAAATCGACTTCGATTTAGAACAATTTCGTCGGGCAGCTTAACTGAACCATGTTAAGCTGATTAACCTGGCTCAGCGCTGGCTCAGGTGATGTCGGGCAGCGTTATTCCCGACGCCTTGTATAACTCCTGACAGTATACCCTGTAGCGCCTGATCTCATCTGTCAACTCATATATGGCACTCTCAACGTTAGGGGGCGCTATTAGCTGGGATACGCTGACATTCAGAGCCTGGGCGATTTTGTTAGTGGTGGTTGGATTAGATCGGATCTGGCAATGAAGAATGCCCCTGAAGTGCGTTAGTCCTAGGTCACAAAGATCTGCAACCTGGTGATAGGTTAAACCTGTAGCTTTGACTAT